AATGAGCGGAGGCACGGTAGTCGTCACGGGTCTAAATCCAGGGTCGGGACAGATCAACATCGACGGCCAGGTATACAACGCCGACGCTGCGGGAAACTTCACGCTCCCCGCCACCGTGGCGGCGGCGCTGTTTGGTCTGGGGCTGGTCCGCGAGGTAACCGCAGCCCCGAGCGACGACCTCCCCACTGAGGCGCAGGGAGTCACGCCCGGAAAGATGATCTTCGACACTATCGCCGGCCGGCCGCTCTGGTGGAAGAATGCTACGGTCGGATGGGTCACCGCGGACGGGTCGATTGCGGACCGCAGCCGCCCGACCGTCGTGTCGGTCGCCCCGACGGACGGCGCGACAGGCGTCTCCGTGACCCCATCAATCGTGGTCACGTTCTCGGAGCCGATGGACCCGGTCTCCGTGGACGCCGGGGCGTCCGCGTCGATTTTCCTCGAGCCAACCGACGGAGCGCCGGTGCCCGACATGGCGGGCTCGGTCGCGTGGAGCGTCGGTAACACCGTCTGCACGATCGAGGTCGACACGCCGCTACAGAATAGCAAGAGCTACAAAATCCATGTGGCCGCGGACGGGTTCGTCTGCCGCGACGTACAGGGCAACCCGCTGCTGGCTGAGTATGTTCAGGCGACAGCCTTCGTCACCGTCGCGTAGGCGGGCTGCGGCCCCATGTCGAACCTGATTTTCCCGGCACTTCCGGGCGTCAAGATGGGCGTAAAGCGCACACCCATCCACTCGACGAAGGTCCAGACGTCCGGCTCGGGGCGCGAGGCGCGCGCCTCGTGGCAGGCGGCGCCGCGCTACAAGTACGGGCTCCAGTTCGAGTTTGCGCGCTCGACGTCAGCCTATGGGGAGTTCCAGCGTCTCGCGAACTTTCTCTCCCGCCACGCCGGGCAGTACGACACGTTCCTGTTCCAGGACCCGGAAGACGCCGCGGTCATCGACCACGGCTGCGGGGTTGGCAACGGAGTCGCGACGGCGTTTCAGCTCCAGCGCACGCTCGGCGTCACGGTTCAGGACGCGCTGGGCACCTGGCCGCAGTATACGAAGCCGCGAACGAACTTCATGCTGCGGTCGCAAGAGTTCGACAACGCCGCGTGGAGCAAGACGCAGGGCGGGACGGGCAGCGTCGCCGTCGTCACGCCGAACTACGGAGAGGCCCCGGATGGGACGATCACCGCCGACCTGGTGCAGTTCCGCCTGAACGGAGGCACGACGAGCTCCGACACGAGCAATATCGGCCAGAGCAAGACGACGAGGGTCGGGGTCTCCTACGCGTCGTCGGTGTGGCTGAAAACGGCGGACGGATCAACGAAGCTCGCGGTGCTCGAGCCCGGAAGCGGCGTCGCGTCGTCGACCATCACCGTGAACGGCACGTGGCAGCGCTTCACCGCCCCGTGGGCGGCGTTCTCGACCTTCGGCTCGCTACTCGTGCGCCTTCGCGGCGGGACGGTGCAGACCTCGGACTCAGCCGACCTGCTCGCCTGGGGTGCTCAATACGAAGAAGGCGTCGTCGCGACAAAGTACATCCCGACGACGAGCGCCGCCCTTACGCAGTCTCCAGCCTTCTGGCCAGCGATCGGCGACGGCTTCGAGCCTGTATACGACCCGGCGCCGGGGTTGCAGCTCCTCCTCACCGACTGGCAGGGGCTGCGCGCGCTGTTACCGTACTCGCGTACGAACCTCGCGATCCGTTCTGAGGAGATCGATAGCGCCTCGTGGACGAAGTCGAACGCCACGGTCACACCCAATGCGACGACGGCGCCTGACGGGACGCCCTCAGTCGTCGACAAGCTTGTCGAGAACGGCGCGACTGCAGAGCACTATGCGTCCGTGCCGATCGCCGCGGCGGATAACGCCACCATCGTCCAGTCGTGTTGGGCTAAGGCGGCCGAGCGCACGAGCATCCACTTCGCTTTTGTGACGAAGGCCGGAGCATTCCCGGGGGCGCGTTTCAACCTGACGACCGGGACCGTCGCGGCGACGTTTAACGGAGCGACCGCCTCGATAGTCGCGTACCCGGATGGCTGGTATCGCTGCACGATCTCTGCATCCATCGGCTCCGGCGGCACGTCTCCTGCCTCGCGGGCGTACGTCTCGAACGGATCGGCGACGAACTACGCCGGGGACGGGACCTCCGGGGTCTACGTCTGGGGCATGCACGCTGAGGTCTCCCTCGTCGGGGCGGTCGCGACGCCTTACATCAAAACGCTCGGCTCCACCGTGACATTCACCGACTACGCGGTCGGCTCTAACAGCGTCGTCACGCTGGCCGTGCCGCCCCTCGCTGGCGCCGCTCTGTCGTGGACCGGGAGCTTCTACCGGCGCGTGAGGTGCAACTCCGACGCAGTCGAGTCCGAGCGGATCTTCGATCGCATCTGGCAGACCAGCTCGCTCGAGCTGTTGTCTTGGAAGCCGTAAGGGGGCCCGGATGAAAGCCGCCAGCGGCCCCCTGATCGCTCTGCTCTCTGGGAACGACAAGATCCTGATGGCGGACCTCTACACGTTCACGCTGCACGACGCCTCGGTGTACCGCTGGACGTCGGCCGACATCGACATCGTCGCCGGCGGCAACACCTTCAGCTCGCTCGGGCCGCTCCTGAAGCGCGGCAAGGTGCGCGAGGTCGTCGGCCTCGAGGTGGACACGCTAGAGATCGTCATCATGCGCGGCGACACGCTGACCTTCCTCGGACTGCCGTTCCCTCTCGCCGCGGCGAATGGAGCCTTCGATGGCGCCACCGTCAAGGTCGAGCGCGCGTTTATGATCGTGTGGGGAGACACCACGCCAGGGACCATCGTTCGCTTCGAGGGCAACGTTTCATCGGTCAAGCCGTCGTCGACACAGATTGCGATCTCCGTGAAGTCTGAACTTGAGCGGCTGAACCTCCAGATCCCGCACACGGTCTTCATGCCGCAGTGCTCGCACGCCCTGTACGACCCTGGGTGCGGGCTCTCGCGCGCGGCGTTCACGGTCTCAGGCACGGCGACGGGTTCACCAACGACGCTGTCGATCCCGTCCGCGGTGTCCGGCGCGGCTGACCACTACAAGCTAGGCGTGCTCACGATGACGAGCGGCGCGGCAGCGGGGGCCAAGCGCGCGATCAAGTCGTTCTCTGGTGGTACGTTTGGCCTCTCCATCCCGCTGCCGGTGGCGCCCGTCGCAGGGGACACGTTCACCTGCTACCCCGGCTGCGACAAGCTCCAAGCGACGTGCAACACGAAATTCTCCAACCTGACGCGGTTCCGAGGGTTCCCATACGTGCCACGGCCCGAGATGACCGCATGAGCCGATCCGCGGCAACCACGCACCTCTCGCCAGCACGCGACGTCCAGCAGGCGCGCGAGTGGGTCGTCGCCGCGGCCTGGTCGTGGATCGGGACGCCTTACCATCCGGCGGCGCGCGTGAAGGGCGCCGGGGTGGACTGCGGTCAGTTCCTCGCCGCGGTCTACGAAGAGGCCGGGGTCGTCCCGCGGATCGAAACGGGGGAGTACCCGCAGGACTGGTACATGCACCGCTCGGAGGAGCGCTACCTCGCGTTCGTGGAGGCGCACGCGGCGCGCATCCCGGGGCCGCCGGAGCCCGGCGATATCGTCCTCTTCAACTTCGGCAGGTGCATTTCGCACGGGGCGATAGTCACTGAGTGGCCGGAGATCGTCCACGCGTACATCGGAACGGGAGACGTCACTCTCGACGACGCGCTCGCGAACAAGGCGCTCGAATCCCGCATCGTCGGATTCTGGTCGCCTTGGCCGGGCGCCTGATGGCGACTCCACCCACCAGGTCGTCGGCGTTCCAGGTCCCGATTGTCGCGCGGATCCAGATCCAGACCGCGGCGTACGGCGGAGCGCTCGCGATCGCCTACGGCACGAATCGCGTCGCGGTGAACCTGATCTGGTATCGAGACTTCAAGGCTATACCTCAGTACGCGGAGCAGCAGGGAGGCAAGGGAGGCGATCGTAATCCCTACACGCCTTCAAGCTACCTGTACACCGCGTCCGTCATGCTCGCGGTGTGCGAGGGTCCGATCGCGAACGTCATCCGCGTCTGGCGCGACAAGCAGCGGACGTCGCTCGTCGGCTCCGGGTTTACGCTGCTCGTCGGCAACCGCACGCAGTCGGCGTGGTCCTACCTGACGACAAAATACCCCACCGAGGCGATCGGCTACGCAGGCACTGCGCTCATAGCGAAGACAGCGTACGACCTCGGCGACTCCGGATCGCTCGGGAATCACTCGCTCGAGGTGAAAGGCTTTTACCCCGACGTCGTCGATCCTCGCTTCGGAGCCGCCTTCGACGCCAATCCTTCGGACGTCATCGTGGACTTACTCACGAACGCGTTTTACGGCGCTGGCTGGCCGAGCGGTCGCATCGGAGATCTCGTGACGGGGGCGGGGTCGTTCAAGACGTATTGCACGGCGGCGGGGTTCTTCCTCTCGCCCGTGATCATCGAACAGAAGCCGACGCTGGAGCACCTTAAGGTTCTTCTCGAAGCGACCAACTCGGACGCGCTCTGGTCCCAGGGCGTCCTGAAGATCCTTCCGTACGGAGACGTCGCGATCGGAGGCTACGCTCCGAACACGACGCCGATCTACGACCTCGGAGTCGACGACTTTCTCGTCAGCGGTCCGAACGATGACCACGTTGCGATTGAGCGATCGACGCAGGCGGATACCTTCAATTCGTTTCCAGTGGAGTACAAAGACCGACTTCTCGACTACAACACGACAGTTATCGAAGACCCCGACCCTGTCGACGTGGAAGCGTTCGGGCTGCGCAAGGCTCAGGTCACAGCGCTCCACTGCATCACGCGCCCTGAAGTCGCCTTGCAGATCTCCCGCATCAAGGCCCAGCGGAGCATCTACGAGCGAAACCTGTACCGCTTCAGGCTGGGGTGGAAGTACATCCTGCTGGAACCTATGGACCTGGTCACCCTCACCGACCCGGCGCTCGGGCTCGACCACAAGGTCGTACGCATTCGAGAGATCGAAGAGAACGACGACGGAGACCTAACCGTCGTCGCTTCTGAGTGGCCGTTCGGAATCGCGGCGGCGACCGCGTACACGCCGCAACCCGGCCCCGCGAGCGGGACGGACGCCAACGTGGACCCCGGTAACGCCAACGCCCCGGTGATCTTCGAGTTCCCGCCGCTGATGACTGGAGGCGTCCCGACGATGGGGATCGGGACCTCCGGAGGTGCGGACTGGGGCGGCGCGCAGGTGTGGATCTCGTTCGACGGGTCGACCTACTCCCTCGTCGGGAGCATCAACGCGCCCGCGCGGCATGGCGTTCTAAACGGCGCGCTGGCTCAGAGCCTCGCAACGAACAACGACGTTACGAACACCGGCCATATCGACCTCTCTGCGTCGCACGGAACGCTCGTGGGCTGTAGCGCGCAGGACAAAGACGACCTAGTGACAGCGTGCTACGTCGGCCGCGCCGCCGGGGCGGCTGGCGCGGTGCTCTCATTCCAAAACGCGACGCTCACGTCCACCGACAACTACGACATTTCGATTATGAGACGCGGCGCCTACGGGACGACGCGAGCGAACCACGCGAGCGGTTCTCGCTTCATCCGACTGGATGAGTCGGTCTTCCGATACGCGATCCCGGTCTCTCGGATCGGCACGCTCATCTACGTGAAACTGCAATCGTTCAACGCGTACGGCGGTGGACTGCAAGACCTCTCCGGGGTGACGCCGACGACCTACACGCCAGTCGCGGCGGCCTTGACGCCGCCAGCCCCGGCGGCAGTCACTATCGCGGTCACCTCGACCGCTCCGTCTCCCGTCGCCGGCCAGCGCCGACACCGCATCTGGGACGAGGACAACGGCTTCGGTTTCACCGGAGGCGGCGAGATCGTGATGAAGAAGAACACCTTCGTTACGGTCGGCTGGACGTTCAACGCGCTCTATCCAACCACGCTGCTGTCGCGGTTCCGAATCGTGATCTATACCGGCACCGATCCGAACGACGAGAGTAAGTACCTCGGTCCGCCTATCGACGTCGCTGCTGGCATCACGTCGCTCGTCGCGTCGTACTCGACACCTCAGCTCGCGAGCGGATCGGTGAGCGCGGCAGTCCAGGCGATGTACTTCGGAGACCATTACGAGTCCGCGTGGGCGACGAGCGCCGGCACGATCGTAATCAATCCGGACACACTCGCGGTCGGGACGACCTCGGACTACACCGAGGACGGCAGCGGGAACCCTACAGCCGGCGCAATGCTGAGACCCGGGGAGGCGATCCCTCTGAAGCTCGGACCGGCAGGGTGCCAGATTGGGACGCAGATCCTCGACGAGCCGGTGCTCCGAGCGACGAACGCGATTCGGCGCAACGCCGCGAACGACAAGTACTGGTACGGCGGTAACTGCGACGCATCAGTTCGCACGGGCGCACCTGATATCGGGCGGCTGACGGTCACTCGCCGGGAGTGGTCCACCGCGGGCACACGCGGACGGCTCGAGCTGAAGCTCCAGCCCAACAGCGCGACCGACAACATCGAAGCGATGCGGTACGCGAAGCTCGAATGGTTCCGGCAGAGCGCCGCGGGGACGACGGCGACGCTGACCGCGCTAGACACGACGTACGTCCAGCTGCCCGATCGGATCTTCTTTGCGCCAGGGACCGACAGTAACGCCGCGAACGCGGTGTTCATCTCGGCGGTCCTTCACGACGCGGGGATCACCTCGGGGTTCCCGGCGTGCAAGGTCACGATCTACAACGCATTCGGCCCGTCGGACACGCATTGCTTCTACGCCGCGGCCGCCAACGCCGACGGGGCGGACCTGACCGACAACGGGACCGCGTGGCCGGCCGGGATCACCGGAGGGAGCGGCGGCGGATCCGGCGGCGGCGGAGACCCAGGCGGGTACTGTGTCGCGCCAGAGACGCCGATCATGCTGGCATCCGGGCGGCACGTCCCGGCGAGAGCCCTGCGCGTGCGCGACCTCGTCTGGACCCTCCCCGAAGGCGGCCGCGAGTGGGGAGCCTACCCGGTCGTCTCGATCGAAACCGCAGAAGCGGACGTGTACGCGCTCCAAATGACCGATGGCCGGACGATCACGGTGTCCGAGGGGCACCGGCTCCTTTCGGGCGCGAAATGGAAGCCGGTCCAGACCCTCCAACATGGGGACGTCATCGACGGGCTGATACCCGGCGTCGTCGGCGCCGTGGCGCCCGGTGGGAGGTCCAACGTGCTGCGAATCACGATCGAACGAGCCTCGACCTACCTGACGGATCGGCTGCTCTCCCACAACGCCAAGCCGCTCTAGGGGCTGCCGTGCGCACCCTCGCGGCTGGTCTCCTGGTGCTCCTGGTCTGCGCGGCCGCGCTCGCGGCTCCGGTCACGACCCAAGTCTCGTACACCATCAACGTCCCGAGCGGTGCCCCGGTGACTGCCGGGACGATCTCGGCCGAGCTCTCGCAGGGTGGTACGACGGCCGACGGCGCGACGGTTTCTCAGGTCGCGTCCAAGGTGACCGCGACGATTACCTCGTCGGGGTTCACGCTGACCC